GAGAATAAACCCCAGACGCACCAGCAAACACGATGCTGCCGGTGGTAAATGCTGTGCTGGTACCTGTGCCGCCGTTTGCGACCGGCAACGTGCCAGAGACGTGCGTGGTCAAGCCGATCTTGCCGTAACTAGGCGCCACGCCCACACCGCCCGAAATCAGTGCATTGCCAGTCGCAACATCAGCCAGTTTGGACAGCGCGGTGGTAGTGGAGGCATAAAGCAGATCGCCCACTGCATAACTTGATTGCCCGGTGCCGCCGCTAGTAGCTACCAAAGTGGTCGATAAACCCGCTGCGGTGCCCGTGGTGTTTTGGTTGAGTGTGGGGAAATCCGCTGCCACCGCAATCGACAACGCGCCGGTTGTGGTCGTAGATTTCAGAATGCCGGTAGTCAGGGCGCTGGTGCCTGCCGAATAATCTGTGCCCGCTGTGGCGGCAGAAATCGCCGTTCCATTGCCCTTGAGCACACCTGTAATGGTAGTGCTAAGGGTAAGCGCAGGCGTTGCCCCGCCGCTTGATGTACCGGCAAAGCCATTGGCCGATGTGACAGAGACGGCAGTCACCGTGCCTGAAGTGCCTGTAAGTACCCCACCCGAAAGCGTCAAACCGCCCGCTATGCTGATTTCTTCGGCTGCGCCGCTCAGGGCTGTGGTGCGCCCAAGCAAACGGCTTGTAGCCATTGTCAGGCCGTTGGCTGAGGCATACGCGCTGGGGGCGACATAATCCGTTGCCGCGACTGCAATCGACAGCACACCTGTGGTCGTCGTGTTTTTGACGATGCCAGTGCCGAGTGCTCCGAGGAACTGCGCCCCGGACAATCCGGTGTCGGTTGTGCCCTGAACGATAAACTTGTTGGCAAAAGCGACGTTTGCCGAGCCATCGACGGAGTTGCCCGCCAGCGTGCGGGCGGTGGTCCATTTGGCCGCGCTTCCCGTAGTGTTTTGATTGAACGTGGGCCAAGTAAATGTGCCGGTACTAAAGTCGCCGGACGTAGGCGTGCCTAGCGCGGGGGTAACTAGCGCAGGGCTTGTGCTCATCACCACAGAGCCAGAGCCAGTGATCGGGTTGCTCACTAACTCTTTGCTGGCGTTAGTAAATACTGCTTGGGATGCGGTCAGATTCTGAATGCTTACCACGCCAGCGGAATCAATCCGCATGCGTTCGGTGCCCGAAGCAAGAATGTCAGCCGCTGTATAAACAAGTCCGGTGCGGAAACAGATCGGAACCGTACTTTCCGATCCAATAACCATTTGAGAACCGTTGTTACCAAAAAAAGACGTATTTACGCCTGTCTTGGTAAAAGCAAACACCATGTTTCGTGTATTTAAACCCGACCCAAACTGCACCACACTGCCGGTTTCAGTGGCAGGCACCACAGTTTCGCCAAACGCCATCCGATTGCTGGCGTTGTATTGATAGTTTGGATAAGTTGTCGTGTTGGAACGAATTGTCCCCACCACATCCAGTTTGACGCCCGGGGTGGCTGACCCGATGCCTAGTCGAGTGTTCGTGTTATCCCAGAACAGTTGGGCATTATTCTGAGAATAAACACCAGATGCCCCGGAAAATACTACGCTTCCTTGCGTAAATGCTGTGCTGGTTCCTGTGCCACCGCTAGTTGGTACCAAAGTGGCTGATAGCCCTGCCGCAGTGCCAGTGGTGTTTTGGTTAAACGTTGGCCACGTAAATGTCCCGGTGCTGAAGTCCCCTGATTGTGGGGTGCCAAGAATGGGCGTGACTAGCGTGGGGCTGGTAGAAAGCACATTTGATCCACTGCCCGTGCTAGTAGTTACGCCGGTGCCACCGCTCAAAACAGGCAACGCTGAGGCTAGTGTCAACGACGCCAAGGACGCCGTTGACCCAGATTGGTACTTGTCAGTATTTAGATTGGTGAAGTTCGAATCGACTTCGGCGAAGGTAAGCGCCGAGCCCTTACCTGCCCGAGTGACGATTGTCGACATTAGCCCACCTGAATAATGGCTGAACCTGCGGTAGCAGCAGGGAAGTTAATCGTAAAGACGCCGCTCGTAGAAGTCTTGTCCGCGCCAAAATCCAGCACAGCAATCGCTTTGTTTGTCTTGGTGCTGTTGTAGATCAACGCGCCACGCGCCGTAATGGAGGAAGTTGTCCAAAACGTAGTGCTGAATGTGCAGATGCCGGTTGTGCCATCAAGAGAAATAGTCGCACCAGTAAGCGTATTGCCCCCCGCCGTATATCCCGTACCAACGACTTCATTTGATGTGGTGTATGCCGTTGTTGATGCGCCAAGAGTCGCCGCACTGGTATAGAGCGCGATTTTGATTACGTCAGTGTCCAAATCCTGCACGCCACCAAGCATGTCAGTTTTGAATGAGGACACCATGCACTGTGTAATTGCCATATCAGCCTACCTTCTCGCGGAATTGCCCAGAACGATAAGCGTCCTGACGCAGCTTGCCATCGCCCAAATTCTTCAAAAGCCCAATCGCTTGTACATACAGTGTCTGATAGAGCTGAACCATATCCTGTTCGCCCTTCATAAACCGAATAGCTTCAAGGAGTGCGCCATTCAACAGTGCGGAGTCAAACTCATCTCCAAGCCATGTCGTGCCCGCCGTTACAATAGACTGTGGGTAGTATCCATAGTGCAACTCTGTGGAATATGATGCATCTGGCGTTGGCCCAAGAATAAACGCGCTGTTATCAAAATATGCGTAATGCTTTGGGAGTCCCGTTGCGGTTGGCGTGGGGTATGCCTCTCGCATGAAATTCACGTCTTTGTTCAGCAAGAAGTGATACGCCCCCGCATCAATCACCGCCAACGAGTAGGCATACAAAAAGTCGGATGGAACCGCCAAATACTTGTTGTTGATGGACATGGTGCCCGTCACGTTCTTACGCAGCGCAGGAATTTGAACAGAATTGTAAATCTTCTGTTCGGCCTGCTTCGTAAACATGGCGAGCTGATCCGCTGTGAAAGTGTTTTCACAAATGTCCTGGATATTTGCACACAGCGACGCGTAATCCATATTTACCTCAAGCCATTGGACCGCGAGCAGTTACGCCTTTAGTTGCAGCGCCATTGCCCCGAGTCTTGATGCCAGATGTTTTTGGCGTAGAGTACTCTTTGCGCTGAAGATTGCCCAGAGACGTGGCCAGCTCATCGACCGCTTTTTTAGGGCTATCCGTAATTTGCTTTACTTTATCCATATCAAGCACCTTTTTTGTAGGTGAAAGACGACTTTTTCTGGTTTGCAACTTTAGCCAAACCCCGCCCAAGTTGTTTCATTTGCAGATTTGTCTTGCCACCTTTAGCGTAGCCTTTAGCTTTGACGGCGGGTTTGGATACTTTCTTGTCCATGTTTAACCTTTCACGTTATCGTTACTTGACCCACGGAGCCAAGGGCGATCAAATCATTTGGAGTTTCATTTACTGTGAAATCTCGGGCACCCCCAACTGGATTCCAGCCCCATTGAATATCTCTTGAGCCGGTATCAACAGAGGTTGCTACCAAAGACAAATCAGGTCTTGGCCGACGCAATGCTTGTGGATCATCGACTGGGTACATCCCTTGCATGTTCTGCGGGTGATCCACACTCCAACATGTTGGGCATGCCAACATGTTAGTCTTTTTAGTGCGTACGATCAGCTCTTTCAGCTTAGGCAACGGATACCGAAACGAGCAAATGTCACAGAACCCGAACGCCCGTTTGCCTGCTGCAAAACGGTTGCCCATGATTACCTCGACCTAAACATTCGCGGTACGAATCTAACCGAGGCTTTTTCCCGGTCTTCGCCTGCGGCAAGATCAAACTGCTCGTCGTAGGCTGCCTTAAGCATCTGGATTCGGTCAGCCAGCGCGGGGTCTTTCATGGCGATGTAGTACGCCAGTCCTGCGACCAAACAGGGCAGAAAACGGAACTGAACATCCGATGTTTCCACACCATTGCCGGCATCTTGAATACGCCGCATGCGCCAGTACACTAACGTGTAGGTTTGCGTGGTATCAGGCACAGGCCAGACTGTGACTTGGGGTGCATCCCGCAACCGCTGAACATAGAGCTGAATCGGACGCCCAGTGTTGTTCTTGTTGGGGATAGTTGCGTAGGTTGAGATGCTGATACGCGAGATTGCCAGATCAGCTTGCGTCGTGCCGCTGCCGGTGCGAATGACATGATCGAGAAGGTCGATAGTGTCTGCGGGAAGGGTATATGTGGCGGTGCCCGGCGTGAGCACTTGAAGCCCCTGCTCGAACGTCCACATGTTAAGGCCACGATTCTGCCACTCAATCGTAAGCAGGTTCATGGATCGCCGCGCTGTGCGCAGGTCATAACCCGAACGCATTTCACGACCGGCACGCTCCCACGCCTCTTCCGCAATCTCTGCGAAATCCATATTAAACGCGGTTGTGCCGGATGTGGTCATGCTTACCTCTTTGCCGTTTTAGCCGAAGCCTTAAATGCTGCTGCCGTCGGTGCGCCGGGAGTCCCCGGCTTGCGCATCTTCTCGCCGGAACCTTTAGCGATCCGCTGCCGTTTGGCGTTGATGTTCTCGTACAGCCCGCCTTCGGCGTACATGTCCACGTCTTGCGGGTGATCCTTACGCCGGATCACCCGTTTCGGTTTGGGTTGCTTGGCAGGGTTAATTGCCCCCATTCCGCGACTAGGACGCATTAGCAAACCCTACCCTTGGTCTTGCCCTTGCTAGCGATGCCATCAGCCCGCTTGGAAGCAGAGCCAACTTTGCCGCCCTTGGCAAAGGTAGCACCCATCGTGCTACGCGTCGTAGGAGCTGTTTTAGCAGCTTGCTGTTCCATCCGATCAGCCATGTCGTACTCACGCTGGCGTTTCATCTGCTCTTGAATTTCGGGCGACGGAACATCTTCTGGGCTCAAACCTTCTTCGCGCACATAACGTTTTTGCTTAACTTGCCCAGTTTCAACAGCGCGGGGGCGAGGCTTCATCATGCCGTCCATAACAGCTCCTTATTTGCACTTACCGCCTTTGGCCATTACGATTACTTTGCCTTTGGTTTTACCCTTGGACTCAATACCGCCGCCCTTGGCGTAGCCTTTGCACGCGCCGCCTTTTTTCATCTTGGCTTCTTCGGACTTCTCGCCCTTGGCGTACTGCTGAGGAGTGATCTTGCCCGACTTGATAGCCTTGGCTTCTTTCAGCTCTTCGCCGTACGTTTCTTTACCGCCAAACAGTTTTTTCGCAGCCATATCACCACCCTTTTTGAATGTGCGACCCTTGTCAGCCGCAGCAAAATCTTGACCCACTTTTTGAGACACCCCAACTTTTTTGGCGAACTCGGGGCTATGGGCCACGGCGCGCATGAAGTTAGCTTGTTTTTTACTCGTTGACGGCACTTTGTTTCCCTTTTTTGCCCAACCAGCCTTGAACGGTATCCGTCTCGTAGATACGAATCGCCGTCCACATGATTGTGAATACCGCTGCGATAGCAGGCAACATATCTACCAAGGTCCCAACAACGGTAACGATTGATAAGGCATCCACGGCATGCTTTACAGTCTCGCTTGTTGCTTCGCTCATTTACAACCCCATCGTTTAAGACTAGCAGCCTTGCGCGTCGGACGCCCTTTTTCATCCTTCATCGGGCCGGGCATCCCACTCATTCGGGCACAAAATGACTTCTTACGGCCAGCATCAGCCTTGGTCTTGGGGTTCGGCGCAGGCGCTTTCAGGTTCGATCCTGTAGCCGCGTTGTATCTAGCCCGCCCCTTGGCGGTAAGGCCAGCCCCCTGAGATACAGGGAGCTTTTCTCCTCGCCCTACCGCCAATGACACCGCTTTTTTAGCCATTTGTCGCAGTCCGTACAGTCACGTTGTCATCGCAGCTATTGATGCGTTTGACATCAAATATGGAAAATACGTGATACGACGCACCCATGCGGTTGTTTGCCCCGTCCCTGCGCCGGCATTGCCCACGCGGAACTCACTAACGGTAGGCAACGAAGACATTGCTTGGGCAGTTCCAATCTTTCCGTTGGCTGCGACTACTGCACTTGTTGCGGTGTATGCGAGTGCGTGCTTGTACAACGATCCCGCCGCCGCTGTTACAGATACTGTCGGGTCAGTCCCTGCCGCTACGCCACCAACCTTGATCGTTGCTGCAAACGTACTTGCCGTTGCATACATCGTCATCACGTTGTTGTTGGTCAAGGAGCCGTTGCTGAATGCACCGCCTGTAACGGGTGATGTGGATAAGCCAGCGGGCGTTAAGCCTTCAACAACCATCGTTCCAGCCGTAGCATTAAACCAGCTAGAAAAGTTAGTACCACTAATAACGGGGAGGTCTGCTGCCCGCGCTACCGATGTTGCTGTGGTGGGAATGTAAGACGTGCTAAACGCGCCCAGCTCCACCTGCGTACCCCAGATAAAAGCACCGCTGGTGCCGTTGCCGGTGTAGGACGCTGTGTTGTCTGCCGACCCTAACGAAAACCGCAAGGCGGGTACAGAAACCCCTGTGCCGGTAGAAGCAGACACAGAAATACGATACCAACCATTGCCTGCTGCAACCGCACTGAACGCCGTTACAGTGCCGTTTGTGGTGCCTTGCGTGCCGGTGGTGATGTTGTACCAGACACGGTTATTGACGTTCGCTTTGTCGGCAAACGACACGGCAATCCAGCTTCGGCTGTTAGGTTTCACATAGGCCGACACCGTATAGACGGTGCTGTCGGGCAGACCGACAATACTTTGCGTAACGCTGTGGCCGCCTGTTGAAGTATCTTCAACCAGCAATTCAGCGGACACTGTACCGTCAGGGGCAGTGGTTGCATCTGTAGTTACAGTGCCGCCCGCTTTTACCCATGCCACATTATTAATTTGATCGCTAAACAACACCAAGTTTGTACTGGCTTTCTCAATCAACAAGCCTTTGAGTGCAAGCGTTATGGGGTCGTAATCAAACCGTGGAACATCTACTGCTGCTGTGTTTATAACGCCAGTGCTGCCGACATACGTGCCAGTGGATGCCCGAGCGAATGTAATCTTCGGGCTCAATGCAACCTCACCAGTTGGCGCGGACAGCAAATTGATTTCCAGTGCGGGGCCGCGTACACATACGCCGCTGCTCGCCACTGACGATACAGCCATTGGCCGTATAGCCGTGCCCGAAGTAACTGGCGCGTAGTCGACAACTCCACTCATTTGCCGGGCATCCCTGCTTGGATAGCCGTCAACGCCACTGAACCGGCTCCGCTGGTAAGGTTAATTCTGACACCGCGAACAGGAAATGCGTAGTTCCCGTCCGAGCTTGCAGTCAGACCTGCCATCGTAGGGTGGTTAAACCATGTGGGCGTCACTGCGCTATTCAACACATCATCAAACGTGTGCTGGATTGTATAGGTGGCAGACCCAGTTACTACGGCACCCATTCCGACATTAAACGGAGACTGATAGTGGTCGAGCACTGCCACCGGGGACGTACTAACCCCTGATGCACTGATTACGATTGGCCTCATGCTCGTCCCCTAATTAAGCGCTAAGTGGGTTAGCAACACCTGCGGGCGAACGCTGCACGTAGTTCACGGTAACAATGAAGCGACCAGCCGTCAGGGTGGCTGTGCCAGTGACGTTGCGAATCCACACAGTTGTATCTGCTGTAGTAGATGTTTGCCATGCCAACTGAGTAGCGGCTGTCGTGGTGCCCGTAAAACGACCACCGGCGGTAGTGGCAACAGCAGCGGAGAGCTGCGCGCCACCAGAAGCATTGCCCACCGAAACCGTGGTTGTGCCAGCAGTCGAGGCGACCACTTGGTCAATCACGATGTTAACGATTTGCGCGCCTTGCGGCAGGATGATGCCGGAGTTGATGTCGACAGTGCCGACAATAGTACCCGTCAGATCGCCTGTATCGTAGGCTTGCGACAGCACAACCAAACCAGTGTTGCGGCCAGCGCCTTCGCGCACGGTGCCGGCGCGGATCGGGCCAGAAAACGTCGAATAACTCATATTGTCCTCACATGCGAGTTCGGTGGGCGCGTTTGCATGTCATCTGCCGGGACTGTCGCACTCACCGGGGTTTCCCGGAATACTTACGTTTTAGCACGTAGGGTAGTGAGGGTCAAGGGCGTTCGGAAACGCCAACGCTGCGGAGTCATCCAGCAATAAGTTTGACTTGCGCAAGTTCTCCTCACGGGTAATAACTCGCAGGTTCCACGGCACATGCAGCCCGCACACGGTATCCGACCGTAAGGGGTAAATATGGTCAACTACGTATGCTTCCCCGGTCGTTTTGGTCATTGTGATAGCAATCTGATACAGCGCTCGCATTTCAGATTTTTGTTTGCGCGTGATCCACGGGGGAGTGGCTTGCCGGTGCTTGCGACGCCGCGCTTTAGTGTCTGCCCGAACCCAAACAAGATTTCGTTCTTTCCATGCTGTTTGATAGGCCCGTTTTTGATCTTTGGTTTGCAATTTTGCGCGGGCGATTACTTGCTCGCGATTTGCCAAATACCAATCATGTTTTTGCTCTTTTACTACGTCGTTGCGGTTGTAGGCAGCAAAGTAATCTGCCCGAGTTACTGCCCCACGCTTCCACTCGTCTCGTAAACATTCAACACAGGCGCCTTTGGTTTTGCGGGGCGCGATGTGCCCGTGCTTGCACGGCTCGCCAGTAAAGTAGTACGTGGCCCCAGTTGCTTTCGCTTCAGCGCGAGTTTTTGGTAGGTCTTTTGTGTCCATATTTGCTCCTTTAGATTTAGTTACAGGTAATCCTAATTAACTGTACCAAAGTCTTTGTGAGAAAACAAGCTGGACAACAAAAAAGGGGCCGAAGCCCCTTTTTTGCTACAAATCAACTACTTATCAGCTCGCGCCGGGCGAACCAAACACGCCGAGCGGATCGCTCACTCCAAAGGAATAGCGTTCGCGGGCCTTGTAACGGGTGTTGCCCGTCTCAAAGTCTCCATCCATTCCGGTTTGCATCGGAGTACGGACAAAGTGCTTCATGCCGTTAGGCACGTCGGTCAGCAGGAACCAGCCGTTAGTGTCAGTCAAGAAGTGATTGACTGTGTAACCTTCGGGGATCGAGCCGTTGTTCTTCAGCGCATTGATATCGTTGTCAGTTGTGCTGACACGCAGCTCTGTTTCGAGCAGGCGAGTTGCAACGAACATCAGTGCGGGCGGAACAACCAACTTACGGGGCTTGGCAGCGATCAGCAGGCCACGCTCGTCTGTCCAAGCGGCGATCTGAATGACAGCGGCTTCCAAGGAAGTCTCATTCAAGTCAGCGCCAGTGGACGGGCGGTTACTGTTAGTTGCGCCGTTGACCAGCGGGTGATCGGTGGCAAACAGAGTCTTGCCGTCGCCATAGGTCGGGCCGCCAGTAAAGCCGTTGTTCAGAATAGAAGCGGCTTTGACTTGCTTGGTGTAGGCCATGCCACGAGCCAGTGCCTTGGTGTAACGAGCAGACAGGCTGTCGTACAGGTTATCTTCAATCGCTTCTTCAGTGATCGAGAAACCAAGGGCGATGGTTTCGTGTGTGTAGCGCGCCGTCCAAGCTTCTTGGGCGTTGTCGTACACAATTGCGGAACCTTCGTTTTTGACCGGCGCTTGAGCGAAACCAGACAGCTTGGTTTCTTCTTCAAACGAACGCTCGGAAGTCTCGATTTCGTAGATTTCCTTGTGCTCTTCGCCGTAGCGTTTGTACTCCAGACCAAACAGCGCATTCAGGCCGGGCAGGAGTTCTTTGAGTAGCTGTGAACGAGAAATAGCCATGTTTCAGTCTCCTTAGACGCCCAGCGAGTTGTAGTAAGAGTGCACGCCGACGTTGAACTTGACCACGTACTCGGGGTACAGGTCAGCTTCAGTGCCGCGCACAACATCAACAACGCGCATTGCGTAGGTGGAAGTAGTCACCAGACCAGCGCCATTGGTGCCAGTAATCAGGTTAACGCCGGAGTTGCCTGTACGGGTGTTGCCCGCAGTGGCAAAGCCAAGGACGGCATTTTTGCCGATAGCACCAGACCAGCCGGAGCCGTTTGTGCCGCTGTTGAACGTACCCAGAGCGGCTGTACCTTGAATCTGGAACAGTGCATCAGGATCATCGACCACGCGAACCCAGATGTCTGTGTAGCCGGCAGTGACCGCGTTGGCGGGCAGGTACTGGGCAAACTGCTGCTGGTTAAGATTGGGGGTAACGTAGCGGACGCCAACGCACACACCAACGATACCGGCAGTTGCGTCAGCAGACGTAGCCGGAATCTTGATACCAGAAGGAGTTGTAGTGATGGAAGCCGGTTCGCCAGCGCTAGAAAGCTGGATTACGTCGCCAGCGAAGATCGCAGCGGCTGTGTTAACCGAGAATTTGTATTCGCGGAATTGACCCGCGAAGACCTGACCGCCGATCAGTTGGATCGGACGCAGGCCATAAGGAGAAAGCGTAGACGCCATGTGTAGCTCCTATTAGGTTCCATTACCGAAAGTGACCTTGGACTTTTTCTCTGCGAACAGAGGCATCCGAGGATCATTTTCGCGCATAAAAGTGTTATCAACCGAGCGCATCTGGTTTTCCGCTTGCGTGCGATAGTACGCATCACGGTCTTCTGCCATCTCAGTGGGGATTTTGCAGAGCATCAAGCCGCCAATCACGATATTGTCGCGGTGCTTATCGTTTTCGATAGCAGCCAACTGAATCTCGGGATGCGCCGACGCCTTAACCGGCTCCCAGCCTTCACGAAGTTTGGAAGAAACGTTCATGGGGTCAGCTTGGTTCATCGTGGACATACGTACCCAGCGAAATACATAACCCTGTTCAGGGGTAGGATCAGGCAGCAGGGAAGCGGGTGCCCAGCGGCGCTTACGAATTGCCGCATCACGTGAAGTTCTGTTCTCAGCCATTTTGTTTCCTCATGTCTTCAGCAACCTGTCGAGCGTACTGCTCCAAAGTTAGACCAAGCCGTTTTGCAATGGCCTGTTGCGATGTTGTCAGTACGATTTTTCGGGGTGCGGCAGTGCGGGTCGCAGGAGCCACTACCGGTTTACGGCGTGGTTTCTCGTCTGGTTCAGATTCCTCGAACTGATCGGGGAATACTTGGCGCATACGACGATTGATAGCGTCGTAGTAGTCGTCGGATTGAGGGTCGACACCCTGCTTGATAAGCTTCTGGTGCAGCCCCAGTGCAAAACTCGTCATCTCGTCGTCAGACCCAAACCACGGATTATCTTGCTGCCATGCAGTGACTTTGGGGTCCGCTTGAGCTACTTGTTGCTGTACCGGAGCGGTATACTTAATTTCTACAGCAGATTCTTCCTCTTGTAAAGCAGGTAGCTTGAAATTAGCTACTCGGTCAGCTTTCAGCTTTGCGGAAGTCATACTCTCTTGCGCCGCTGTTACCTTATCTGGATCGCCTTCTTCGTAGGCCGCACGAAACTGTGCTTTGGCTTGGGCCAACTCGATGTCTGCTGAGCGTTTGGCCTGTTCAAGGAGCGCTTCTTGGTTCTGATTAACGGTACTTTTGAGTTTTTTATTCTCTTCGATAATAGACTGCGCCAGCTTTAGGGCTTCCTCCCGCTCGCGCAAGGCGGATTCTTTAGCCCGACGCTCGTCGTGATAGCCCCGCGTGAAGTGCTGAATACGTTTTTTGACTTTATCCGAATAACCTTCCAGCTCGTCGTCGGTCACGTCTGTCGGCGGCTCAGCAGGCTTGCGCCCGCGATCTTTCGCCGGCGTATCATCGACTACCTCGACTTCAAACTCAGTGTCGTCTGCTTCAGCGGCGGGCGCTTTAGCTTTGGCCTCTTCCTTGTCGGGATCGGGAAATTCAAATTCAACTTTTTCCATGTTCACTCCTTACGGACGGCTAATGCCACGAGGGTCAGCGACAACAGCTTCGATGCTGTCATCAGACATGAGGCGATACTCCACCCCTCGAAAGGTAAACCGTGTGCCGCTGTTGCTGCGGAACATCACGTAATCACCTGTGTTACACCACGGACCATGCGGGAACCGCTCAGGGTCTTTGTATGCTTGCGAGCCCATGTCCAGCACCAGCCCGATGGTCGATAGCACTTTCTCGTAGTGCACGGTCTTGGCGTCTTTGACGATGCCAGACTCATACGTTTCATCAACTTTTGGAAGGGCGATTAGCAACATATACCCAACAGGTTTGGGTAGCTGATTCTCGATCTCTTCTTCGGTGTATACGGGCTCAGTCATTGTCTTGATCCATGTAGTTACGCTCAAGGTCTGTAATCGCTGCTGCTGCGTGAGTCAGCCCTCGGACAACCCCACACAGCTCTTTATACGTGGCGTAGTCAGCTGCCTTGCCTTCAGCCAGATAACTACGCACCCGCAAAATCTCGTCCTCCAAACTTTCTTGGAGGACGCCAAACACCGTCTTTGCCAATTATTTCTCCTTGGGTTTTTGTTGCTGCTGCACTACGGTCTTCATCAAGTCCATCTTCAAACGATCTGCGTGCTGCTTGTCCTGCGACTGCAACTGAGCGCCACTCTTCTGCGCGTCGAGCGTCAGGCGCTGTTCCTCGAGAGACAGGCGACGGTCAGCGTGCTGGGCGTCGAGCGCATCTTTCTGCGCTTTACGCTGGATATCTTGCTGCTTGACCTGCAATTCTTGCTGCTGAATCTGCAACAGCGGGTCTTGAGACTGCTGCTGAGCCTGCTGCTGAGCCGCCTGACTCTGGTGCATCTGCACGAGCTGCTTGGACGCGTCCGCCACGAGGCGGGACAACTGCACCTCAAACTCCTCGGGCAGGGGCTCATCAGGGGGCGGCAGGGGTGCGCCAAGCTGTTCTTCAATCTGCTTACGGTAGCTGTAGCCCAAGTGCTCGGCAACGTGCGCCATGAGGGCCGCCTGCATCTGCTGCGCCATCGGATTCTGCCCCAGCGTGGCGGCAATCATCGGGTCTTGCATGAACGTCATGTGTGCGGAAATATGCGCGTCGTGATCTTGGTAGATAAACGCTTTGATCGGCTTGCCAACCATCACTGCCATGTTCTCGCTGATGGGGTCTCTGGGTGTCTGATCCTCGGGCATCGGC